TATTAAAAAAAACTTTGTAACCCCGATATTGTTCTACTCTGTTCAGTTTGACATGCATTGCACTTAAAGGTTGTATCCAATTTAATTGCAGGTAAGTCTTCAAAGAATTTACTTACTTCTTCAAGTTGTTTAAGTGTTAAACTTTCCAAGAATTCTCTAAGGTCTTCACTAGAGATATCATCAGACTCATATCTATCTTCTGCATCATAAATATAATCAACACCTGATGCAAGTAGGGCTAAGAGTTTTTCTTGTCTGTCTGTTATATCTTCTGAACGACCAGTGTCTATTATACTAGGATACTTTAAACCTATACCTACTTCATCATTGATATTAACTATCGTAGACTTTTCAGAATCTAAACCCCTAACTTCTGCTTCTTCTATATTGACACTAACTTGTCCTGTTCCACCACAATCCACTTCACCACATCGTAGAGACAACTTGACAGTTTCCCCAATTGATTTGGCACGGATTTGTAGGAATAGGTATTCGATATCGAACATTGGTAAGTCATCAACATCAAGTTTGTTGAAAGTAACTGCAGTTATCATATCTCTGATTGCATTTACAACGTCTTCAGCTGTAGTTGAGTCTTGAAGTAGTAGTAGATACTTCTGTTCCTTTACTAGAAAGGGTCTATACTTAACTTCTTTACCATTACTTGGTAACTTAGTTGTATAGGTTGGTGCTTTTTGGATTGGTAATCCCATAATTTACTCCATAATTTTATTTTAGCCACCAGTCAATGTTTGTACTTTGGCTAGTTTATCGTCTAAACTTCTTAGACGTTTGAATACTGATTGTCCTGCATTAGTGTATTTACCAGTCTGCTGTCCAATACCAATAAGTGCATCCAATATTCTCCTACCTCTATTTAGACCACCACCACCTGATTCGTCAGGAGTGTACTTGGTTTCAAAATAAGTGTATGCCATGGTTACAGTGAACGACATTATCTCAGCATTAGAACTATAATCCAAGTCTTGTTGTTCGTATTTGATTGGGTAGGCATCTTTAAGTACATAAGTAAGTGTGTCTTTACCACGACCATTCATTACCATGATTTCAACTGTTCCTTTATACTCGTCAATATATGAAAACCGAGGACTTTTTGGGTCTCCACCATATATTGAATCCTGCCATCCTTCAATTGCAGCTCTATCTTGAAAGTTTTGGTCACAATAGAATGAAAAGGACACTTCTCCACCATCATTGGTTTGAAATGGCATATGTCGTTCTGCACCTGATTCAGAAAAAGTATATGCTTTCAACTCTCTGCCTGGCAGAGTTGCTTTATGACAACGAATACCATCTATATCTAATTTGACATATTTTTTAACAGAGGCAACAGCTGCTTGTATTACATTTCCTTCTTCGTCAACTTCTTCAGCCACTGATTTGGTCATTTCATCATTCTGAAATAGGTTGGGGCCGAATATTCTGACGTTGAATCTATTGGGTCTTGCACCTGCATCGAAATTTGCTTTGAATTTATCTATTCCTAAATCGCTTTTTGACATTAAATTTTCCTTCTACTTTCTGCATACACCGTGTTTGCATTTATTGTAAATTGTTGGGATGGTAGCATTGCAACCAAGTCCCAGTATTTTGGGTCTACTCTCATTATGTTACCAACGGTATGTGAGAATAGATACTTCTTTAAACATGGTTTTGCTAACTTTAACTTACTGATACTTTTGATATCGTTATATGAGAAGTCAAACCTTAAATCCTTCTCAACTGTTTCCTTAACGGTCATTGCATACAACCCATCCAGTAACTTTACTCTATCCCTAGGTGACAGGTAGTGTAAGTTCAATCCCTGAAATCCATTTTTAGTTAAATCTGTCACTATCACGAGTGGAAATCTATCCCAGTATGGTAGAGTGTCTTGATACTTTGCATCATAGACAAACATATACATACCACCCATAAGTTGGTCACCAGTCAAGGTGTCTGTGGCTGTTCCTGATTCTAAAAAAGTTCCAGTATTAGACCTCACATCTCTAACTCTGTTTCGGAACCACTCTAATCCCTCAACACTTCTTTTCTTTAGGTCGCTGGGGGATAAACCATCTAGTCGTTCAAACAAAGTTGCCATATACTCTATTTATGACTTTGGAGTGTATCAGAATCAAGCTTTTTTGCATTAAACATAACCACCCATCTTATATCAGAGCTAGTGTTCACAAAATTATGCCAAGAGTTCTCAGTTCTACAGAAGATATACCCACAATTAGGTTTCCAAGGGTCTTCATACATGTCATCACCTTGTTCATTTGAATAGAACCTAGTTCCATTGTTCACTTCAGGGGAAATATATACTATACTTGTTAACACTTTCCATGATATGTCTTGGTGTATTCTATAAACACCATCGTTAATTTCGTTCTTGTATCCTTGGATTGTTGTTCTTGGTACATCAAAAACAATTTCACTTAAGTCATAACCCAGTGAGTTACCAATTTCCAGTCTTCTATCAAAGACTTGTTTAACGAAGTGTTTTTCTGCTTCCATCCTAACACTAGCAATTTGATTTTCATGAAATCCAGTCGGCTCAGGATACCACAAATCTATTTTAACAGGTGGTCTCTCTCCACCACCTATCTGTAAGTCATGTCTTAATGGGAGTTTAGTCATCTCAACCAATTGATTAAATATGTTCTCAGGGAAAACATTCTCGATTCTTATGTGGGGAACAGGGTGGGTAAGTATTTTTGAGATATCTAACATCTTATATTTATCATGTAAGATGGTCTTCCGTCAAAATCCTAAATTTTAGTTTTCTATCTTTGCAGTACTGTTCTGCAGCCTTGAACTTAGTCATGTTGACTGCATAGGTCTGACACTCTTCTAGATATCTTTTTGTTTTTCGTTTAGGTTCTTTAGGGGGTTTGGTTTGTTTCTTTGGTTTTACTTCGATAATTTCACGAATTGTTTTCCCTTGTGCATTCTCATACTTAATACTAAAGTCGGGGAAGTAACGATGTACCTTATTATCTAGAGGTGAGATGTATGGAATGATGATTTCTTCGGAGGCCCATTCTAGTACCTTGGTATTGTTGTCACAATATACCATGAATCTACGTTCCCAAAGACTACGATAGAAGATTTTAGTAGGGTCTCCTTTGTATTTTTTGTAGTTCTTTGGTTTAAACTTTCCGCTATATGATTTTCTCGACATAAATAACTATATATTATAATCTACAGGTATTTATGTATGTCCAAAATCGATAAATTACTGGGTAAAATCAGTAAAGCCAAATCAGCGTTCAAGTCTTTAAAGGGAAGTCTCAGTGACCTCAGTAGTGCATTAGGTGTTGTTGACACTAATACACTTGGGGAACAAGCTGAACAACTACGAAGTTCTTTAGAGAGTAGAAGGACTGAGTTGCAAGAACAAAATAGTAAGATAAAAACTGCGACCAAAGAAAGTAGACTGAGTGGGTTGGTGATAAATGAACTAACCTTTCCGAAAAACAGAGATGCAGAAATAGATAATTGGATTATATTTAGAATACTACCAAGGGTGGCTGATGCAAAGATTACTACAGATTCCTCACTTGGTACTACAGAAATAAGATTATATGTTCCCGATGGTTTGAAATCATCAACTGCAGTTGCATATGGTAAGGAAGATTTTGGAGTATTGAAACGAGAAATTAATAGTCTCCTCCAAGGTGGAACTTTAGATGCTGGTGCTATAATGTCAAAGGCAAAAAGTACCATAATTCGAAAATTAATGGGTGGTAATATTAATGACTTGGCCGAGGGACGTGCAGTCAATCCAATGGATGAGGTTCTTTTAGATGGGGTAGACTTTAGAGAGTTTACCTTTAACTATGACTTCAATCCTACATCAGAGGACGAAGCTATAGAAGTTGGTAAAATTATAAACACCTTTAGACGTGCCACATTACCAAATACTGCACCCTTTAAAATTGACAGTACCACGGGAAAAGAGACAGATGCCGATGATGGTATAAACATGCATTTCTATAACTATCCAAACAAATTTCGGGTCTCCTTTGAGGGGCCCATTCAACATCATGTTGATGGATTCCTTACAATGGTTTGTAAAAATGTCGAAATTGACCATGATGGTGGTCAGAAACTTTCAACATTCTATACTGGTCAACCAGTAAGAACAACAATGACATTAACCATGCAAGAAGTTATTATACTTACTCAACAAAATTACGATAAAATATCTGCCATAACTAATGCATCAAAGAGTGGAAGAACTTATGATGAAGCTGGTTTCGGAACAAAGGCCAAGTTGGAACAGGGAGGTAATGGATAATGCCTAATAAAATGTTTAGTAATTTTTCGGAAGTTCAATACACACTTGGTACAGGTAAGATTGTTACCATTAAGGATTTCTTTAAGAAAGCCTCTGTTGAACAGGAATCACTTTGGGGAGTTGTTGACTATACCTTCTATCAATTAGAAGATGGGGAGAGACCCGATATAGTTGCAAATAAACTTTATGGTGATTCAGATTTACATTGGACACTATTTCTTGTAAATGATTTTGCAACTTACGGTGATTGGCACAAGGACAGTATAACATTAGAAAACCATATGTCAAATAAATATAAAGGACAATGGTTGAATGCAGATTTGGTATCAGACTTGATGACATCATCTACAAATAAGTTATTAATTGGTGAAGAGATATACGAGACATCAAATACAAATGTCACTGGTAATATCACGGATGTGGATTTAACTCGGAAGAGAATTTCAGTTGTTGGGGATGTGTTCTCTGCAAATTCAATTACTAGTAAAACTAGTGGTACTGAGATTAATAACATCTTTACCAACAGAACTTTCACACCTTCATCTGTAGTAAATAAACGAGATGGTATTCATCATTGGGTAGTGACAGACAGTACAGGACTTGAATACAAAGTTCATAACGAACCAACGGCCGAACTTACATCCAATCCACCTACAGCTGTAGCAGTTACTTACCAAGACCATGAGTATAATCTAAACGAAGAAAAGAGAAGTATTAAGATTATCAGACCTGCAGTAATCAATCAAGTTGTTACCGAATTTGAAGAATTGATGAGAAACTAATGAATACAGAAACCGCAGGTAAAATTTGGTTTGAAGCTATAGACCTTATAAATCAAGAAGGACAGGTCATTGATATTAAACAACTGGTGGTGCAATTTGATTTGTATGAGAGTATATACAATAAATTTGTAACAGCAAGAATGGTTATTGGTGATGGTATTAATCTACTTAAGAACTATAGAGTTAATGGTCAAGAGTTTATTCGTATTTCCTGTAAGATGGATGATGGTGAAAAAGTTTCGGATGCACCCTACTCAATAGACAAGACATTTCAAATTCATAAAATACATAATGTTAAGAGAAAGGGTGTACTAGAGGTATATGAAGTGGAGTTAGTTTCTCCAAGACAGTTCTACACACTAAGGTCAAGAATAAGTAGAAGTTATCGTGGAACTTATAATGATATCCTTGTGCATCTACTAACAAAGGAGGGGTCTTTTAAAGTAGATGAATTTGATTATGCACTTCCCACATCTCCTGAAGTACAATTCATTTGTCCAAACTGGACAATAGACAAGACAGTAGATTTTATATGTCAACAGGCAGACTCAACATCTGCAGAGGGTGATGGAGCTCCTGCATTTCATAGAGGGTTCTTCTTCTTCCAATCACTTAATGGTGGTTTTAGATTTATGGACATAGATGGGATGATGAAATTAGAACAACCTGCAACATTTACTTATGGTATTACACAAGACAAAGAAAATCCTAAAGATAAAAACTTTCAGATTATAGATTTTCACAACCCACAATTATTCGATACACTTGAGGGAACTAGGTCAGGGACATATTCAGGAAGACAGATGACTTATGACCCAATTCTAAAACTAGAGATGGAGACACATCACGATATAGGGGAAGTGTATAATAGAAAGAATCATTTAGGTCAGGCCCCGATGATTAGAACTACTTCAAAGACAAACGGGTTCTTTGAAACTACGAAAACAACTGGTTCAGGTGGTGACTCAATTGAATTGCAAACTACAGATGCAAACTATTCCCCCAATAAGTCTATTGGAAGTGCATTAAAGGTATCTACTAAGATGGTTCATGCACATAGTAATGCAAGTGAGTACACATCGGATGAAAGTATTGCATCTTATGATAGTGGAGCAGATACACCAGCTGGGTTTGAACGAAATGCAATGCATCAGATACTTGCACAACATAGACTTGAAGTCACCGTTCCATTCAGAACAGATTTAACTGTAGGAACAGTAGTAAATCTAATCATACCTTCAGGTGGTTCAGGACTCAACTCGGTTGATGATGGTTTGAACGACCATAGATACCTTATAATAGATTTAAGAGTTGCAGGTGACCCAACATCTCAAGAAGGTATTACTGTTATGGGTGTTTGTAAAGAATCTTATGCAAAACGGATTGAAGATGTTAATCCACTCTTGTTAAGAAAAATAGAGGGAAGAGAATAATGGAAACATTTTATGGTGTAGTTGAAGACAGACACGACCCTATGATGGTTGGAAGAGTACGAGTTCGTATTCATGGCCTGCATTCAGAAGAGAAGACTCAGATTTCAACACCCGACCTTCCATGGTCTACTGTAATTCTTCCTACAACCTCTGCAGGGTTAACAGGATTCGGAACACAACATGGTCTTGTGGAAGGTTCGAGTGTTTATGGATTCTTTAGAGATGGTAAGAGTCAACAAGACCCTGTAATCACAGGAGTTGTTGCAGGTATTCCTGTTCAAGGATACAAGAAAGATGCAAATGGAAACCTTATAAAACGAAAGGTTACTATAGGATTCAGTGACCCAAGACGATTGACAACGAGTGAGTATACAGGAACCCCCGATGGTACCACACCCTCACACAACCCAAGAAGAACATATGGTCTCACTGCATCTTTAGAAGATGCACCTCAAATTCCTGATGAAAGAGAGACCCCGTTGAATTACGGGCCATGGGAGAAGAAGAAAGACGAGACTGGGATTGCTGCTATAGCTTCAAAGATTGTTGATGCAGTATTGGGTAAGACGACACAACAAACAGGGAACGTCATCACAGAGCCTACAAAGACTCAGGAAGACGATAAACCATATTACCCATATTATACTGATGCTCCTGATTATTCTCCTTACGCACGAGGTGAGGGAGACTACACCGATAGGGATTTTGGATTCAAAGGGTCGAACATGTCATATGTTTCTAAAGCAGACCCAAAATACCCGTACAACAAAACTATGTTCACCGAATCAGGACACTTACTAGAGTTAGATGATACACTAGGTGCAGAAAGAGTTTCCGTTGCACATAGGTCAGGAACCTTTCATTCAATAGAACCCGATGGGTCTGAGATGACACGAATCGTCAATGACCGTTACACTGTAGTGTGCAAAAATGACGAAGTCTATATCGGTGGAAATGTTAATGTAAAAATAATGGGTAATGCCGATATCAAAACCTTTGGTGATGTAAATCTAAAAGGTTACGGAAAGGGAACACTAGACTTTACAAATGATGTAGAAATTAAAGCTGGTGGAAACATGACACTGTCATCAGCAAAAAAACTTAAACTCTCAGCACAAGTAATCGAATCATAATGTCTGTTAACCCATATCTTGGAGTAAAGGTTACGGCAGGAATGGTGGTGGCCGAGACAGCAAAGGCACTCACAATAGAACTACCTACTTCTCTACCATGTCCAACCGATGACATATTTTCAATACCAAAACTAGAAGACCTCTTAAAACCTCTACAAGAGATTGCACAACTTCCCGAGAAACTCGATGCCAAACTTGCATTGATGAAGAAGGAAAAGGAAGACGAGATAGTTGTCCTAGTGGAAAGGTTAAAGAACCCCGAATTAACCCAAGAAGAACGAACTGCAATTATAGAAGAGATAGAAATTGCAGAAGCCTATGTTGAGAATGTCTTGGGTGGTGAGTTGCTTGAACAAATTCGAGACATCCAAAAACAGATTGAAACATATTTTGAAGGTTTGGAAGAACTCTTAAGTCCATTTTGGAAAAAGACTGAAGGTAAGAGAAACTGGCAACAAGAACTTGAAAATGCATTAGAGGACTTACTTGCAGAGTTTCATATCTACATCCCAGTTAAAGTTTCTGAAATAATACAAAAACTCATTCCACTGAGTCTAACTATTCCTATTTTAGGATTAGAGATTGACATCATCAAATTAATAACCGACCCCAACTATAAGAAAGAGTTGGAGGACATGATTGCAGGAAAGAACTTTGTAACTCAGATAATTACAAAGAAGAAACGCCTTGCAGAAGTAAATATAGAGTTATCCTTGGCACATACATGGACGGCCGAAGAACTTGAAACATTAGAGAAAGAGAAGGCACAACTTGAGAAAGATATAACTGAACTTGGAGATTTTAGAACTGCATGGGTTGACAAATTTCTCCTATTGGTTCCTGAAAACGAAAGAGGGTTTGACGGAGAGTTATCAGAACTTAATAACGACCAAAAGGCAAAACTTATATGGAAGTATATTAAGAAAGAGATAAAGGAGTGGATACTAAATCTACACATAAAGGCCTTTGAAAAACTTATTGGTATGTTTCAGGAAATATGGGATGCACTTGGATTACCAAGTTTACCATTATCTGAAATTTTAGAACTTCTGAAGATGGATGTTCCTGCATTGTTGGAGAAATTGAAAAAAACTCTGAAAGACAAGTTCATGACTACATCAATGAAAATTAAAGAAAGACTTGAGGATATTGAGGGAGAGTTGGCAGTTGCAGAACTTGATGGTAATGTCGAAGAAATTGAAAAATTAAATATAGAGAAACGGGAACTAGAAGAACAATTACTTTTAGAGAAAGGAAAATATCTAAGAGCGATAGAAGACCTCATATTAGGATTCGAGATACCAATTATAGGAATGACAATTGAGGAGATAATGGGTGGAGAAAATATCTCTACAAATAGTTCTATAGAAGACCGACTGAAGAAGTTTGAAGCAAAACTAGATGACTTCGTAAAGAACTGGCAACAAAAACTTCTCTTTGCATGGGTCAAATTAATTAAGAAATTTATACAAGCAATTGGACTGGGTGCATTGATAGATTTAATCCTATTAACTTTCTGTGATTTCTTGAAACTTATTGGTAATCCGTTTGCAATCATGATTACAATACCTAGTCTTGAAGGTATAATAGAATCGTCTACATACAAACCCAAGGTTCGGGTACCAAGTAAACTGGATGCAGAGTTGGACTCAAACCTATCAACTTCAGATGGAACTGAAGAGACCAATCTATTTGCCATCGAAGGGACGACTGGTGATTTAAAAGTGTTTATCAATGGTGTCAAACAAGTAGATAACTACACAGTGGTCGGAACTAACGTGATTATGGATACCATATTGGAAAAAGGTTTAGTAGTATGTGCAATCAAAGTGCCAACACCCTAACGAAGTTGTATAAATAGAACTATGGAATACACAAAATCAAAGACAGTTGTACAGACAGAGTATGCAGATATCGACTTGTTCTTTAAACCACATCCAATTACAGGAGATGTGAGTTTAAAGTATGATGATGCAGCTGTAAAAAGAAGTGTAAGAAATATAGTGCAAACTAATTTCAATGAAAGACCTTTTAAGCCAGGTCTTGGTTCAGGTGTAAGAGAGATGCTCTTTGAACTGAATACAGACAGACAAGTAAGACGACTTGCAGATTTTATTAAAGACAGTATAGAGACATTTGAACCAAGAGTCGATAATGTATTTGTACGATTACAATCTAAAAACAACTACTTAAATGTAGATGTAAATTATAGTATCATTCATGGACAGACGACAAACGCTGTGAAAGTAAAAATAACTAGGACACGATAATGGCAGAAATTAAAAGTTCATCAATCAATGTTACCGACTTAGACTTCGATAACATTGCAGATAATCTCAAGAACTATCTTAAAGGTCAGGATAAATTAAAAGACTACAACTTTGAAGGTTCCACACTTTCTATGTTGATTGACCTTATGAGTTATACTGCTCATATTAGTGCAGTGAACACAAACATTGCAGCGTCAGAATTGTTCTTAGACTCAGCACAAATGAGAAAGAACGTAGTGTCCCGTGCAAAAGATTTGGGGTTTACTCCTGCATCAGAAACAGCTGCCTCAGCACTATTAGACCTAACAATTAATAATGCAGTTAAAGCTGATGGTACTACTCCACCAGCATCAGAAATGATTCTTGCAAAGGGGTCAAGATTCCGAACAAACTTTGATGGAACCAATTTTGTGTTCACATCTACTTCATCTGTTACTCCTACTAAGAGTGGAACTTCCTTTACCTATTCGGGTATTAATATTGCCCAAGGTATTTTTGTTTCAGAACACTTTGTGTATGATTCGCAGATTGCAAATCAGAAATTTGTTTTAGGTAATGAACGAGTTGACAGAGGTACTATGACTGTTTCAGTAAACAGTGGTGGTGTTCTCTCAACCTTTAGTAAGTCTACAAATGTATCTAATGTAAAATCCACATCTAATGTATACTTTACTCAAGAAAATGAAGATGAGTTCACAGAAGTGTATTTTGGGGATGGTGTTCTAGGTTCAAAACTTCTTGATGGGGATATTATAACAATACAATACATTCTTGTCAATGATACACATGCAAATGGTGCCTATATATTTTCACTGTTAAGTCTGATATCAGGTTATTCTGATACGACAATAACAACTAAGGAGAAAGCCTCGGGTGGTTCAGAGAAAGAAAGTATCTCGTCCATCAAGTTTAAAGCATCTAAATCATATTCATCTCAGAATAGATTAGTTACACTGAATGACTACAAAGCAAAATTACAAGAGTTCTATCCAAGTGCAGATGCACTTGCAATTTGGGGTGGGGAAGACAACGTACCACCCGAATATGGTAAAGTGTTTATTGCACTTAAACCTGCAAATGCAGATTACCTAACAGCTACCGAAAAAGCAGCTGTTGTAACATCTCTAAATAACCTTAACATGCTGACGGTTAGACCGATTATTGTGGATGCAGAGATTGTTAAAATTCTCATCAGTACTACATTTAAGTACGACCAAAAAGCAACAACTCTATCTAAAGGTGAACTAGAGACAATAGTGAAAAATTCAATCCTTAAATTTGACTCAACAAACTTGAATACTTTCGATAGTATCTTTAGACATTCTAATCTTGCTAAATCAATTGATGATTCAGAAGTTGCAGTTATATCTAACGTAACTAGAATTAGATTGAGAAAGAATATCTCAGTTATTCTAGGAGAACTCAAGAAGAAAGGATATAGTGTAGAGTTTGGAAATGGAATGTATCACCCCCATGATGGCCACGCGTCTGCATCGGGTGGTGTTGTGAGTTCAACAGGTTTTAAAATAGTCGGAGATACGACTACAACATACTACTTCGATGAAAATGGAAGTGGTAATTTAAGAAGATATTATCTAGATGGTTCTACAAGGGTCTACAGTGATTCAACTGCAGGTACCATAGACTATACTAGTGGAAAAATAACCGTAAATGCTATTAACATTCTCTCTACAGTTAATGTTGATAACACGGTTGACTTCACCGTAATACCGAATAGTAACGATGTTGTTGCAACGAGAGGGAAACTAATCGATATAGATGCAAACAACATTTCAGTATCAGGTGAATTGGATACCATCGCAAGTGGTGATTCAAGTGCAGGTGTGGGATATAATTCTACATCTAGTTACAATTATTAGAATGTATAAAGTGGTCGGGAGTCCCCCGAATAGTTTTCCGTTAACTCGGATTTAATTAATAATTTTTCTAGGAGAAAAAAATGGCAGATAAAAAAATAAGTGCTTTGTCACAAATAGCAGATGCAGACATCGAAAGTGATGTATTGCTTCACATTGTTGATAACCCAAGTGCAACACCCATCAATAAAAGGATGACTGTTGGACAAATGTTTGAAAACATACCAACCCATCTTGCAGTAGATGATTTTACAACCTTAACAGTAACGAGTGCAGCTTTGAACACTACGTTTGGAACAGTATTAGACGTAGCAAACTTTGCATCGTCTCTAACTTTTACACTTGCAGATGGTACTGATAATGGTCAATTGAAGGTAATTTATGCATCTTCAGACCATGCATCTTACACTGCAACGGTTAACGTAACTAATGCATTGACTTCACATAACAGTATCGTATTTGATAATGGTGGTGAAGCAGTTCTATTAGTTTGGAACTCAACTGTTGGAAAATGGTTTGTTCTTGCTAACTATGGTGCGACAATTAGCTAATGTATAATGTAGATAAACTCAGTCATCGACTGCACGACCTCTTACCCGATTTCGTTCAACAAGAATCGCCTGAGTTTATCGCCTTCTTAGAAGCATACTTTGAGTTTCTAGAGAGTGAGATAATCACTCTCTCTTCTCAAACTGAGATAGAAGGTATTTTACATGAAGACGGTACAGGTTCTTTACTTTTAGAACCTGCAACCGTTTCCCCTTCCCCCGACCAAGACACTTCATATCTTCGTATAGAAGGTAACCAAGTTGATTCTGCAGGTAATATTCAATTCAATCCTTTTATAAAGGGTGAGTATGTTGTAGGGTCTAAGTCAAAGAGTGTTGCAGAGATTCGTGTAATCAATGGTAGTAGTTTCTTTGTGGAGACTATCCATGGGTCAGGATTTATTGCAGGGGAGACCATTACAGGAAGAAGTAGTGGACAGACAGGTGTTATTGGTGCCTACAAAGAGAATACTATTCTTGCCAATAATAGGTTGTTATCATATTCAGATATCGATAAGACTTCAGATGATTTCTTACAGTATTATCAGAATGATTTCATGCCTCAGATTAATCCTGGCGATACCCAAGACAGACGATTAATTATTAAACATATTAAAGAACTATACGAGAAAAAGGGAACAACAGCTTCCTTACAGTTCTTAATGAGAATTCTTTATGGTCAGGATGCAGAAGTTTACTATCCTATCGACCATACACTACATGTATCGGAATCTTCTTATGTAGAATACCGAAACATGGTTATATCATGTACACAACCACCAAGTCCAACTGATAAAATTACTGCATACAATGGTAGTGAAATATTAGCAGAGTGTGTTATTGAAAATGTATATGCAGGTAAGACAACAGACGAGTACTTACTACAGATATCAGAAAGACATAGTGGTACATTTACTCAAGGAATGACGGTAACAGTCAGAAGTAGAAGTAATATACTTGATGTATTCACTGCAACTATTGTTGGTGTTATTTCAGGAATTGATTCGACTAGTTCGACAAATTCTAAAGGTGCATTATACACACTTAACGATAGAATTGACTTTACTGGAGATTCCGAGTCGGGAACAGTATACGATGTTGTTTCTGTTGTTGATGGTCTTACCACAGGTAATATAGATAAAATTTATATCGAAACCGAAGGTACAGGATATGTCGGTGGTGACTTGGTCATATTCGATAATAGAGATACTCATGGTGGTAATGCAATGGGTATTATCTCTGCAATTGGGTATAAGTACTTACTAGAGTCGGGAAGTGCAGATGGACATTTCTACTTCACTGCAGCTGCAGGTCAAACTGCATTTACTGGTACCGATGACTACAGTCAAACACTAGAGTTCACAAAACAATGGAGAAGAGTCTTTGTTGATGGTATAGAACAAACTGAAGACGACTTTACAGTAACAACAAATACGATTACATTTAATTCGGGTTTAACTGTAGGACAGATAGTAGAAGTCTATACAGAAGAAGCTGATAATTTATTAACGGAAGATGGATTTCCAATACTACAAGAAACTGCAACCAACCCTAGTGCAGGAGTTGGTAACTCTGCAATAAGAAATGTTGAACTCATCAATAATGGTGGTGGTTATTTAACACTTCCACAATGTGCTCCAGGCGGTTACATCTATGTAACAGACACAACTGGATTTGTCGGTGGGGAAACTATAACAGGTACAACTTCGAGTGCAACTGCAAAAGTGGTTCTTGTAGAGAAAGATAAGAAACGACTTGTCTGTATGAGAGAAACAACCGATACAGGTATTTTTGTCGTTGGGGAGATAGTGACAGGTTCATCAACTGAAACAACCTCGACTACTACAGGTGTAGACATCTCTAATGGTAGTGGTGCATCACTAATTGCATCATCATCTACTATTGGTGGTATCGGTTCATTAAACATTCAAGATGTTGGTTCAGGATTCACAAAGAATGCAAAATTAAAATCTACATCTATCTCACCACTTCTATTTAAGAACATAACATATAGTGGTGACCCCTCGTTAAATCCAGGCAACACCATCACTGGTTCGACTTCGGGTGTAACTGCACAAGTTTACTATCTTGATTCAACAAGAAACATTCTTAAACTACAAGGTGCAACTGGAGACTTCTTACAAGAAGAGACAGTAACATTTACTGGTGGTTCATTAAAGGTAGTAGAATATAAAGCATTCAATGGTACAGGATTACTTGCTGGTGAAGCTCAAACTGGTAAGGGAGAAACAGGTGACTTTGGTGCCTTGGATTCTGCCGAACAGAAACTACATGATAATAGAATATATCAAACACATTCTTATGTAATTAGAATTGGTGAATCTATTAACAAGTGGAGAAGTGCAGTAAAAGACTTACTTCACCCTGCAGGACACATCTTCTTTGGTGAGGTTCAGGTATCGAACAACTTTGATACTAGTATGACTACACAATTCTTGCCCACTATCATCATTAATTCGGATGCCGCAACAGCTGCATCGATTGGTGCATCATTAGAATACAATAAGATAATCCGAGTTATTAACGAGTTCGGCCCTTATGTATACTTGGGAGATGCAGGAACACCTACTTATGGTGTCGATGCTATTGGTGGGGGTTCACTAAGTTCATACGCAGTCACAGGTGGTATTCAGAGAGGTAAGGGAACCGAATGGAATGACCCTGCAATCAGACAAAGACATGTCAATATCTTACAAATTAAATCAGTTGCAACTGCATCTGCACCCTCATTCTTTACCCACGATGGTAACACCACTACACTAAACATAGATTCTAATAATGGTTTTGAAAATCAGGACAGAGAAGAAACTATATTTGGGACAAGAGCTAGACCCGCAGATGTAGGTAGAGTGATTCAAATGTGGACACCTGAAGAAGAGAAATTGGTATTAGAAGATGGTGGTAACATCCTTCTAGAACCCGAAGTTAATCGTATGAGACTAGAACCTAAAGCTGATAGAATTTCAGTTCAAGATTTTGGTGGAGAAATGATTTACGAAGATGGTGACTTTATTGAACTAGAAGATGCAACAGAAACATTTGAAGAATATTATTTCACTACTGAAAGGTCTATGGAACCTACTGGTCAAAGACTGGTTATGGAAGATGGTGACATTTTAACAAGTGAAGATGGGGATTTATTCCTATTAGAAACGGGACAAGAAAACGGAGTTTATTCGTTTGCCCCATTAGGGACTACTTTAAGAAGTCTAAATATAATAACAGGACAAGACACATATAGAATATCAAAATATCTAAAAGATGAAACAGATGATGATGATATATTATTTGAAGATGGTCATGGAAACATACTTTTGGAAGAATGTGTATCTGAAGGGTTGAGGATTAGTGATTTAGAATCTGATATGCCCAACTTCTTTATACCACAATTTGAACAAAGACAACGAACTAGAACAAATTTTACATTTAGTGCGACGGTTAAGTCTGCATAGGTGTATAAATAGTATTATAAATATCTGAGGAGATGACAAAAAATGGCAGCAATTATTACGGAAAAGTTTCGAATCCACAATGCGAGACAATTTAAAGAGGATTTTGCAGATGCAACATCTTCCACATATCTATTCATAGGTAGACCTTATGTTTGGGATTCAACGGATACAATTCCTACACCAGCTAACTCTGTAAAAGAAGAAGTTGCAGCGTTCAATGACATGCTTGCAATGAAGAAAGTTGCATCAGGTGACGTATCTCATTCTATTCCTAGACGAAACTGGACTACAGGAACCACATACGAAGAGTATGCACATGATTACAGTGCATCAAACCTTTCACCAGTTACAAGTTCTAACAACTTATACGACACTACTTTCTACGTTATGTCCTCAGCATACAATGTTTACAAGTGTATCAGAACTGGAAGAAACAGTTCATATGTTAGACAACCTTCTACTGTTGAACCAACAGGAACAGCAATTGCACCAATCACAACTGCTGATGGTTACATTTGGAAATACATGTACTCTGTATCTGCCTCAGAAACAATTAAATTCGTAACTAACGATTTTATCCCTTGTAAAACATTGGGTGCATTACAGAAAGTGCATGGTGACCTTGCAGCTATTGGTGCCGTTGGTAGTACAGATGGTTCTACACAATTTGCGTCAGAAGATGGTGCAGACACATATGAAGGTGCAATTTACCATGTTCGTGCAGACAACATAGGTTCAGGTTATACGTCAGGTACATATACTAATGTTCCTGTTGAAGGTGATGGAACTAGTGCAGTAGCAACAGTCGTTATCTCTTCAGGTGGAGTTGAATCCATCACTATGACTGCAAATGGAACCAATTACACATCAGGTACAATGAGAGTTGCAGCTGTTGGTGCTGGTAATGGTAACAATGATATGGTTCTTACACCAATCATCTCTCCATTACTTGGACATGGTGCAGACCCAGTCAATGAACTAGGTGCAAACTATGTCATCGTAAACTCTAGATTAGAGTTTGCAGAAGGTGGTGGTGATTTCCCAACAACTAATGACTTTAGAAGAATTGGACTTCTTCAAGACCCACAAAAAGTAGTCAGTGCAATTGCAGCTGATGCTACTCTTGCAACATATAAGAAGTTTACACTTTCAAGTGTATCGGGTGTTGTAGTAGATTCTATTTTATTGAATGCTGATGCAGACGGAGATAACATTGCAGTTGCAAGAGTTGTTTCAATCGTAGGTTCAGTTGTCTCATACTTACCAATTCCAAATAGTTTTGGTGGATATGCAGATTTCTCTGTATCCGATAACATGTTTATTAGTGGAAGTGCATCATCTTTTGGAACAGTGTCGTCTTTAGACAGTACTTTCCCTGAAGCCCTTCCGAGAACAGGTAAGATTATCTATGTGGAAAATAGAGGTGCAGTATCAAGAGCAGCCGACCAAATAGAAGATATTAAACTTATTGTTCAAATGTAATTTTGTTTCTTAGGAAACATAACAAATAGAGTAAACTTATGCCAGAGAAGATTGACTTAAATATTTCGCCTTACTATGATGACTATGATGAATCTAAAAAGTTTCACAAAGTTTTATATCGTGCAGGTAGACCTCTTCAAGCAAGAGAACTAACACAATCCCAATCAATCATGCAGAACCAAATCGAAAGATTTGGTAATCATGTGTTTGAAGAGGGGTCTATTGTTAGTGGTGCTATTGCAGATATCGATATGGATATCTACTATGTGAAGTGTTTAGCTGCAAACCCAGGCAGTGGTGCAGGTACATCAGAAACACATAGAGTTGCAACTCATGGGTTGCATGTTCAAGGAAAGACATCAGGTGTTGTTGCTAGAGTAATGACCTCAGTAGCTTCAACTGGAACAGATGAGTTAACTCTTTTAGTCAAGTTTATTAGACAGGGAACAACTGCAACTAATGACTATGCCTTCTCAGCAGGAGAGGTCTTAGAACCAGTCACAATTAGTTCAAGTGGTAGTATAACTGCAACAGCATCAGGAAAAGAATTTACCATAGCTGCAACATCTGTTACACCAATTGGTAGGTCTTCGATTGCACACATAAGTGAAGGTATTATTTACACTCGTGGATTCTTTACAAAGGTAGACACTCAAGAATTGATACTTGAAAAGTATTCAGGTAAACCTTCGTACAGAATTGGTGTTCAAATTTCCGAAAATCTAATTTCATCTGCAGATGACACATCATTACTAGATAATGCAGCGGGTTCTTCTAATGAGAATGCTGGTGGTGCAGATAGACTTAAACTTTCGTTAACATTCACAAAAGTTTTACTTAGTTCGACAACAGATTCAGATTTTATAGAACTTGTTAGAGTCAACAATGGTATCATTGAACTTAAAATAGACAAGACAAGATACACTCAAGGTTTCAATAGTACACTTGCACGAAGAACATTCGATGCTAGTGGAGATTTTGTAACAAGACAATTCGTTCCTAATCTAAAAGAACATTTAAACAATGGTGTCAATGCAGGTTACTATTCTTCACTATATGGTGGTAATGAATCCAAGTTTATCATGCAGGTATCGCCAGGAAAAGCATATGTTAAAGGATATGAGATTGAAAAGATTGGAACTACTCCACTAACATTCAAGAAAGCTAGAAGTACAGAAGCACTAGTGGGTGCATCTACTCCTATCCGAATTGGTAACTTCATTAAACTTAAGAATGTACATAGTATGCCTGAGTTCGGTAACGAAACAGGTGGTGACTCACAGTCCCCATTCAACGAAGTTAAAATATTTGATGGTGTAATTGCATCAGGTGATGCAGGAGACCCAACTGCAGCTGGTAATCATATCGGTTATGCAAGAGTTAGAGGTTACGACTTTGTAGATAACTCTTCAAGTGCAACTGGACTAATATTTGCAAAGACTGGTAATGCACAACACAACTTATACATGTTTGATGTTAAGATGTTTACTAAACTACCTTATGGTTCAAAAACTGGAACATTCACAGCAGGTGATATAGTTACAGGTACGACAACAGGTGCAACAGGTATAGTGCATAATGATGTCTCTAATAGTGCATTATATCTTCACGATGTTGTAGGAACATTTACCGATGGTGAAGCTGTAACAACTTCAGGTGTAGGTACTGGTGCATTCACAATTGGTGCAGGTGTTAGAGGATATAACATTGACCGTGCAAGGTCAGTAACACAAGTATCAACTGCATCTAGAGAAACATTTACTGCAAACATTGTAACAGATTCAGATAAGATATTACTTGGAACAGTTAACTTCAATGGAACAACAGCCGTATCAGGTTTCGGAACCGATTTTAAAACCGAACTTAAAGAAGGTGACATCATTGTTGATGGTGCAGGTACAGAACATGTAGTGTCTAGTATTGCCAGTGCAATATCATTAACTCTAGATGGAAATAGTACAGAACCAACATATAGTGGTAATGCAACAAGAAGAAGAACTAAAGTATATCAACAAGATAGAACAGTAGGTATCTCTGCACTACCAAGAGATTGGATTTCAAACCATACGCCTGATGACCTTACAGTTAGAAGACAGAATACTGTTAGTGCAGGTTCAACTGGATTTGCAATAAGTGTCGGTTCGGGTGAAACATTCGGTGCAGTGAATAACGATAACTTCACAGTATCCGTTGCACAACAATCATCTGATGCAGGTAGAACACTTGTTAATGGTGATACATTAGACATTAATCAGTTTTCTGTTTCAGGAACAGGTACTTATACTTTCACAAGTGGAAGTTGGGATGCCCAAGATGCAGGTGCAATATTAAGAGTTTCATATACTGTTAAACAATCAAACCCTGCAAGAAAAACAAAGAATTTTAAATCAGGTAGAGTTGTAACAGTAACTACTGCATCATCATCTAATACACCTTATGGTAGAAATTACGATGACAAAGATATTACACTAGGTGTTGCAGATGCATACAAAGTACATGGTATCTATGAAGGAGTTGGTGGTTCAACACCAGTACCACCTTCACTCGTAATTAATGAGACAAATTCTACAAGTTTCACTAGTGGTGAAATTGTCATCGGAACAACATCAAGTGCAAGAGGAACAATTATTGCATATGGTGGTGATGATGCAACTTCATATATCTACTACACTGGTACTAATAGATTTGTTGCAGGTGAAGTTATCACTGGACAAACTTCAAGTGCTACAGGAACACTAACAAGTGTTGCAGTTGGTTCATCAGATATAACAAATAGATTCTTCTTTGACGATGGTCAGAGAGATGGGTTCTATGACATTGCAAGACTAACAAGAAAATCGGGGGAACCTGCACCAAGTAATGCAATTCTCGTAGTATTTGATTACTTTGCATCAGCTGGTGAAGGTAATTTCTATGACATTAATTCATATGATATCCCATATAAAGATATCCCAGTTTATACTGCAAACAAAGTAGACCTTGGTGGATTGGAACCTGATGGAACATATGAGTTATCAGACTCAATCGACTACAGACCAGTGGTTGGACAACTATTGACTAACACCAATTTCTCAAATGATACTGGTAGTAACAATGGTAGAACTGTTGCAGACCCAACAAACATCTCAACAGAGATATCATCTGCACCATTCCTATACACAGTTAGGGATTTTGGTTCTACAGGTTCAAGTAAAATAGATACACCAGTGAATGGTACATTCTCCGTAGGAGATATTTCATTCTATGTTGGTAGAATTGACAAAGTATTTTTACATAGAGAAGGTAGTTTCCAAATTGTTGAAGGAACATCTTCAATCACACCAACTAAACCAAAGGCTATTGACGATGCAATTGAATTATTTGAAGTCAGTATTCCTGCATATACAAAAGATTTAAAAACTGTAAAGGTAAGAGCTAAAGACCATAGAAGTTACACAATGAAAGATATTGGTAAAATTGCCAATAGAGTTGCAAACTTAGAAAGAGTCACTACATTATCTTTATTAGAAAAAGACACACAGTCACTTCAGATATTAGATTCTGATGGTTTTGATAGATTCAAGTCGGGGTTTGTTGTTGATTCATTTAAAGGACATGGTATCGGAGATGTTAGACATCCTGATTACAGATGTGCAGTGGACGCTAAAACTGGAACACTGAGACCACAATCATATCAAAACTTTATTGATTTAACACTTGACACAACCACAAGTTCCAACTATCAAAAGACAGGTGACTTAATAACATTACCATACACTAGTTATAACTATGTGTCTCAAGATAAAGCATCAAGAACTATTAATGTCAACCCATACAATGTATTTGCATTTATAGGAAATGTTAAACTAACTCCTGCAATCGATATTTGGAATGATTCTGAAAGACTTCCCGATGTAAGAGTTAATAGACAGGGTAATTATGACGCTGTTCTTGCAGAAAATACAAACTCATTAGGTTCTGTTTGGAACTCATGGCAAACAACATTTGTCGGTGAACCAACAGTCGTATCCGAAGAAGTTACATCAACAACTGCAGGAAGATGGGAAGGTGACCCTACTCAAGGTGGAACATGGGTTGCTGGTGAACAGGTCACTAGAGAAATTACAGAAACACCCGAGACTCAGACTAGGTCGGGTATTAAAACTACTGTAGTTGAAGACTTTGTAGAAAACAGAAATGACCGAGTTGTCAGTGTTACAATTATCCCTTGGATTCGTTCAAGAGAAATAGAAATTGATGCAACTGAACTTAAACCAAATTCTAACCACTTCATTTTCTTTGATAATCAAGATGTCAACGCACACGTTAGACCACATAGTGCATCCTATTCACAAGATGGTGGGGTGACTGTAACATCAGGAATTAAAGCTGATGGTAATGGTAGGGTTCGTGCATACTTTACAATCCCTCAAACGGATTCAATGAGATTCCCTACAGGTCAAAGACAATTAAGAGTTACTTCGAGTTTATATAACCTATCAAATCCTGCGTCAAGTGGACAGGAGATTTATCAAGCTCAAGGTCTACTACAAGCATCACAAACTGAAATTACATCTACAAGAAATGGTAGAGTAATTAGAGAAAGTTTAGGAGAGAGTAAAGACACCGTAAGAAGAGGTGAAAGTCTTAACTCAACTCCGACTGATACAACTGCACCTGAGATACCAGTGGATACAACTCCACAAGAAACAATTCCCGACCCAGTTATTGCAGATTTTATTCCCGACTTATGGGAAGTAGAAGACTTTTGGTTTATTCCAG